ACCACCAGCAGTTGTGCCCATAGAGGTGGTCAGTAAGTCTTGGAATTGTCCGACTTGCAATAAGAACGAGAAGTACGTTCTTGGACAACTTCAGACAAAAGCCAATATTGGTGATCGTAATGCACTTGCAACGATCATGGGGAACATTAAATCCGAAAGTAACTTCCATGCAAATATCTGTGAGGGAGGAGCTAGAATTCCTTACAACCGTTGTCATCGCGGTGGTTATGGACTTATTCAGTGGACTACTGCAAAACGATATGCGGGCTTGGGTAAGTTTTGTAAGAAGTATGGGTGTGATCCTTCATCGATTGAAGGTCAGACTCGTTACATGATCAATGAATCACAATTTCAAAAGATTCTTCCTGAGTTTCAGGGAATGGGTCGTCCCATCCATCAATACATGGTTGGTGCCTACTACTGGCTTGGTTGGGGTATCAAGGGACACCGCGAACATTATGCACATCAATACTACAAGAAATTTGTATGGAGTTGAAAGACTGGTTGAATTCAATCAATCTGAACAAAACTGATTTGATTGATGAGGATCCATCTCTTGTAAAAGAGTACCCTCCTTTTATTATTAACAAGTGCATGTCTGGTCACCTGGATACTGTCTTGTATGCCAATGAAATGAATATGGCTCACTTCTTAGATAAGAAACTCCAATATGACTTTTATCTAAATAGTGTGAGGAAACGGAAGAGATTTTCTCCCTGGCTCCGAAAGGATAAAGTCAAGGACCTTGATGTAGTCAAATCTTATTATGGTTACAGTAATGAGAAGTCACAACAAGCCCTCCGTATTTTATCTTCTGAACAACTTGCATTTATTAGATCTAAACTTGATACTGGAGGAAAGAAATGAGTATCGCGGAACCTGAGGTTCGTTGGTCTCCTGATAAAATGGTAGAAGTGACTTTGAGAGAACCAGATGATTTTCTCAAGGTTCGTGAGACCTTGACTCGAATCGGAGTTGCGTCCAGAAAGGAGAAAAAACTCTACCAATCGTGTCACATCCTGCATAAACAGGGTAAGTATTACATTGTTCACTTCAAGGAACTCTTTGCCCTTGATGGTAAAAAGGCCAATCTTACTGTGAATGACGTTCAACGTCGTAATCGCATCACCCAACTTCTCTGTGACTGGGGACTGATTGATGTTGTCGTGGAGGAATCGGTAGCTGAAGTTGCACCACTGAACCAGATTAAAGTTCTCTCATACAAAGAGAAGAATGAATGGGCTTTGGAGACCAAGTACAACATCGGTAAGAAGAAAAAAACCGAAGAAACCGTATAAATAGAACGTCGCTCTTTCGTGCGCGACTCTATACATACGGAATATACGCTACTTTATGGGGGGTTAACCGTCCCCCTTTTTTTATGTCTTCTTGTATAATTAGTATTGGATGCCGTAAGGGTCCACACAACACAAACTCGCTTTTACAAGGAGCTACAATAATGAATCTCATGCGTTACACCGCAGCAGATCTTCCTGCCTTAATGGAGAGGATCAATAAGAACAGTATTGGAATGGACGAATACTTTGACCGTCTGTTCAATCTTCATGAAACTACAACAAATTATCCGCCTTATAATCTTGTTCAAGTAAATAATGTTGAATCGCATCTAGAAATCGCATTAGCTGGATTTAAGAAAGGAGAAGTAAATGTTTTCACGGAATATGGAAAGCTTTTTGTCGAAGGACAAAAAGTGGACACCGACTCGGAGAAGACCTTTATCCACAAGGGAGTGGCTAGCAGAAGTTTTAAACGAGCGTGGACTTTATCCGACGACACAAAAGTCAGGGACGTTGTATTCGAAGACGGACTTCTACGGATCGTACTTGGGAAAATAGTTCCAGAACATCACGCTCGTAAGGATTATCTCTAAATAATCATACCTGCGTGCCATGCAGTGGGGTTGCCTTTTCTGGTAACCCCTTTTATAATTTGGAGAAAAAGATGTCTGTAAAATTAGTTGTTCTAAAATCTCTTGAAGAAATTGTTGCTGATGTAAAAGAACTTGTTCTTGAAGAAGATGGTAAGGAAAAAATCATTGGATTCCTTCTCACAGAGCCAAGAGTTTTGAGTTTGTCAAAAATGGTTCCTTTGAATGAGGAAGAAGGTGAAAAGATCAGTGTAAACTTTGAAAAGTGGCAACCGTTCTCTGAAGATAAACAATTCCAAATTCCCGCAGATTGGGTTGTAACTATTGCAGAGCCACTTGAGAAATTGAAGTCATCCTATGAGGAACAGTTAAATGCAAAAGAACGTACAATGTCTGTACTTGAAGAACAATCTGTTATTGCTGGCTGAGGTTGTTGAAGTATCTGCTGACATTGGTGAGCCAGACTGCAAACTCATCAAACCATACCTTGTTAATCAATCATCACTAGAGATCAGTCCCTGGTTGGATTTTTCCCCACAAGATGTTATACTGATGAGGTCTGATGACATTCTCACCATGGTTGAACCCAGTGAGAAACTAAAAGATAAGTACCTGACACTCACCTGATGCGATTTTATACTAACGTTCAAATGGTTGGGGACCAAATGTTGGTCCGTGGTTACGAAAATGGTAAACGGTACATGAACCGTGAAGTTTTCAATCCCACTCTCTTTGTAACTGCAAAGAACAAGAGATCCAAGTATCGCACGTTAGAAGGTGATCCTGTAGAGCCAGTTCATCCTGGAACCATCCGCGAAACCCGTGACTTCATAAAGAAGTACGATAACGTGGATGGTTTCAACATTTATGGATTTGAACGTTTCATCTATCAATACATCTCTGACAACTATCCAGAGGAACATATTGAGTTTGACATTTCAAAGATCAATCTGATTACGATTGACATTGAGACGAAAGCTGAGTATGGATTCCCAGATGTTGAATCTACTTCTGAAGAGGTCCTACTGATCACTATTCAGGACTTCAATACCAAACAGATCATCACCTGGGGTGTTGGACCATTTAACAACAAACAAGAGAACGTTGATTATCGTCAGTTCTCTGATGAGTATTCGATGTTGAGTGCATGGATCCAGTGGTGGATCGAGAACACTCCTGATGTGGTGACTGGCTGGAACTGTGAGTTCTTTGACCTTCCGTACCTTGCAGGACGCCTGAACCGTGTCCTAGGGGAGAAACTGATGCGCCGTCTGTCCCCATGGGGTCTGGTGACGCAACAGGAAGTCTTTGTGCAGGGTCGTAAGAATTTCTGTGTGGATGTGGGTGGTGTAGCTATCCTGGACTACATGCGTCTGTATCGGTGGTCTCCTGGTACTCCTAACCAAGAGTCCTTCCGTCTAGACTACATTGCACAACAGGAACTGGGACAGAAGAAACTGGATCACAGTGAGTATGACACCTTCAAGGATTTCTATACTCATGGTTGGCAGAAGTTCGTCGAGTACAACATCGTTGACGTGGAACTGGTAGACCGACTTGAGGACAAACTCAAGTTGATTGAACTTGCCTTGACTATGGCTTATGATGCCAAGGTGAATTATCAAGATATCTTTTACCAAGTGCGACTTTGGGACTGCATCATTTATAACTATCTAAAGAGGAAGGATATTGTTATTCCTCCCAAAGAGAGATCCGAAAAGGATGAGAAGTATGCAGGAGCCTACGTCAAGGAACCGATTCCTGGAAAGTATGATTGGGTGGTCTCTTTTGACCTTAACTCTCTCTACCCTCATCTTATTATGCAGTACAACATCTCCCCAGAGACGCTCCTGGACGAGAGACACCCAACGGCTACGGTTGAACGAATACTTGCGGAAGAGATAAACTTTGAGATGCACAAAGACTATGCAGTCTGTGCAAACGGTGCCATGTATCGTAAGGATGAACAGGGATTTCTCCCTGAACTTATGCAGAAGTATTATGATGAACGTGTGATCTTCAAGAAGAAGATGATCCAAGCTAAGAAGGAGAATGAGAAGTCCCCATCTATTGCACTACAGAAAGAGATTGCACGGTGTAATAACATCCAAATGGCTAAGAAGATTTCTCTTAACTCTGCTTATGGTGCCATCGGTAATCAGTATTTTCGATATTACAAACTTGCAAACGCAGAAGCGATTACACTCTCTGGTCAGGTCTCTATCCGTTGGATCGAGAACCGAATGAATGGGTATCTAAATAAAATACTCAAAACTGACGGCGTTGATTATGTTATCGCGTCTGATACCGATTCTATCTATCTACATCTTGGTCCACTTGTTGACCATATATTTCCTCAGGGAGTACGTGATAAAGGAAAGGTCGTTGACTTTCTCAATAAAGCTTGCGAAAGCCAGATGGAACCATTCATTGAGAAGAGTTATCAGGCGTTGGCGACTTACGTTAATGCATATGATCAGAAGATGCAGATGAAACGGGAGAACATTGCCGATCGTGGAATTTGGACTGCCAAGAAACGATACATTCTCAATGTTCATGACAGTGAAGGTGTTCGTTATGCAGAACCCAAACTCAAGATCATGGGTATTGAAGCTGTCAAATCATCTACTCCTGCACCTTGTCGTAAGGCCATTAAGGATGCACTCAAGGTGATGATGAGTGGAACGGAAGACCAGATGATTGACTTCATTGATGACTTCCGTAAGAAGTTTAAAAAACTTCCTCCAGAGGATATCTCTTTCCCTCGTTCAGTGAGTGAAGTTGCAAAATACAAGAGTAACCAATCCATCTATGCGAAAGGAACTCCCATCCATTGTCGTGGAGCTCTCCTTTTCAACCACCATGTAAAACGACTTGGTTTGGATGGTAAATACTCTTTGATTAAGAATGGTGAGAAGATCAAATTCTGTTATCTCCGCAGCCCCAATCCAATTCACGAAAACGTGATGTCCTTTATTCAGGACTTCCCTAGGGAACTTGGGATTGAGAAGTATGTAGACTATGACCTTCAATTTGAAAAATCATTTCTAGACCCCTTGAAAATCATCTTGGACGTGATAGGATGGGGTGTGGAAAAATCTGTAAACCTAGACTCCTTCTTCTCATGAAAGACCAAAACCCAGTTCCTGACAACGAAACAAAACAAGAAAAATGGAATAGAGGACTTGATTTGTTTATCGAAAGTGTGCTGAAGCCAGATCAGGAACTGCGACAGTGTGCCCACAATCAAAAGTGCTACAATGAGCTTTTGGATGTGCGCGAAAACGTGTTAGAATATCTTAAGACCTTGAGGTGGTATTGAATGGATTTGCCTATCGATGATGAAGAACTGAGTACAATTGTAAAGGCAATGGCTCTTGGTGGTGATACCGCCCTCTATCAAAAACTAAAACTTGTAAAGGAACTCCGCGAACAGGATCTTCCTTACAAAAAAATTCTTCGTGAACAATACGGAATGGTAGCTTAATGGATTTTCTGAAAGACATTGTAAAAGAAATCGGTGATGAATACACCCAACTCGCATCTGAAATCGACGAAACCGAAACTTTCGTTGACACAGGTTCGTACATCTTTAATGCACTGGTCTCAGGTAGTGTATTTGGTGGTGTATCTGGGAATAAGATTACTGCTATTGCTGGAGAGTCTTCTACTGGAAAGACTTTCTTTTCTCTCGCTGTGGTTAAGAATTTTCTTGATACTAACCCCGATGGTTATTGTCTCTACTTTGATACTGAGGCTGCCGTCAACAAGTCCTTACTTGAATCTAGGGGTATTGATCTCACCAGGGTAGTTGTTGTCAACGTTGTTACCATCGAAGAATTTCGTAGTAAGGCTCTGAAAGCGGTCGATATATACCTTAAGAAACCCTTAGAAGATCGCAAACCCTGCATGTTTGTGTTAGACTCCTTGGGTATGCTTTCCACTGAGAAAGAGATTACTGACGCACTGAACGAAAAACAAGTTCGTGACATGACCAAATCGCAACTGGTCAAAGGTGCCTTCCGTATGCTCACTCTCAAGTTGGGACAGGCTAAAATTCCAATGATCGTTACCAACCACACCTACGATGTTATCGGATCTTATGTACCAACTAAAGAAATGGGAGGAGGCTCTGGCCTCAAATATGCAGCAAGTACAATCATCTATCTCTCAAAGAAGAAAGAGAAGGATGGAACGGAAGTTGTCGGCAATATTATCAAAGCTAAGACTGCTAAGTCGCGTTTGAGCCGTGAGAACCAAGAAGTTTCTGTTCGTCTTTATTACGATGAGCGTGGTCTTGATCGATATTACGGTCTTCTTGAACTCGGTGAGATTGGCGGACTTTGGAAAAATGTCGCAGGTCGATATGAAATCGACGGAAAGAAGGTTTATGCAAAAGCCATTCTCAAAGACCCAGAAGTTTATTTCACTCCAGAAGTGATGGAGAAGTTAGATGTTGCAGCCAGAAAAGAGTTCTCGTATGGTTCAGGTGATACCGAAGATCCTGCATCCAGAGATTTGTCAGAGCTTAATTCAGTCGTTTGAAAAGTCTGATAAAAAAGAGAGAATAGACAATGATGCAAAACCTAGGTTCACTCAGGTGAACTTTGGACAGAATCCTTATCTTGTACAAAGAGTTAAGACAGTAGTTGAAATATACAGAGAACTTCTTGGACCTAGGTCTTGGTATCTTCCTCCAGTGAAATACATGGAGGAATTTCGCGTTAAGAAGTATGATCCAGATACAAAGGATCGATTTGATGAACATGTGGATGTTGTAAATCATGCCACTGCACGTCGATATCTTGCTCTTCTTTTTTATCTAAATGAACCTGAACTTGGTGGCCAAACACACTTCCCTCTTCATGGTAGAATTATTGAGCCAGAGACTGGTTCGGTCCTAGTCTTCCCACCAACGTGGGAATATCCACATGCGGGTCTCCCTGCATCTGGAACAAAGTACATCATGAGCACGTATCTCCACTATGGATAGAGTTGAAAATACAATCCTTCGCAATATGATCCATGATGAGGACTACCTTCGTAAGGTGGTCCCTTTCATTCAGCCTGATTATTTTGAGGATCATAAGGATCGTGTGATCTTTGAGGAGGTAGTAAAGTTTGTTGTCAAGTATGACAAACCTGCAAACCAAGAGATTCTCAATATTGAAATTGAGAACAGAAATGATGTAACTGATACTGAGTTCAAAGAGATTATTGATTTGGTCTCTTCTCTCAGTGCAGAAGAAACGAATAAAGAATGGCTTGTTGACACTACTGAGAAGTGGTGTCGTGATCGTGCGATCTATCTTGCCTTGATGAAGTCTATCAAGATTGCAGATGGTCAAGATAAGGACAAAGGTCGTGATGCCATTCCCAGTATCCTCAGTGATGCACTAGCTGTATCATTTGATAATCACATTGGTCACGATTATCTTCAAGACTATGAACAACGTTACGAGGTATATCACCGAAAAGAAGAGAAGATCCCTTTCGACCTTGAGTACTTTAACAAGATTACAAAAGGTGGTCTGCCTAATAAGACTCTCAACATCGCTCTTGCTGGTACGGGTGTCGGGAAAAGTTTATTCATGTGCCATGTGGCTAGTTCCGTCTTACTGCAAGGAAAGAACGTTCTCTACATCACTGCTGAAATGGCAGAGGAACGAATTGCGGAAAGAATTGATGCAAACCTTCTCAATGTCAACATTCAGGAGATTGCTGATCTTCCGAAAGTAATGTTTGAGAATAAGGTAAATAAACTTGCATCGAAGACACAGGGACAACTAATTATCAAGGAGTACCCGACTGCGACTGCACACGCTGGACACTTCAAGGCCCTTCTAAATGAACTTGCCCTTAAGAAGTCTTTTAGACCCGATATTATTTTTATCGACTATCTTAATATCTGTGCTTCTAGCCGATATTCTAAGTTGGGTAATGTTAATTCTTATACCCACATCAAAGCCATCGCAGAAGAACTCAGGGGTCTCGCGGTTGAGTTCAACGTTCCAATCGTTTCGGCTACCCAAACTACTAGGAGTGGTTATGGGAGCTCTGATGTTGAACTTACTGATACTTCTGAATCCTTTGGTCTTCCTGCTACTGCCGATCTTATGTTTGCTCTTATTAGCACGGAAGAGTTGGAAGAACTGGGTCAGATCATGGTTAAACAGTTGAAGAACCGTTATAACGATCCCACTATTAACAAGAGGTTCATCGTTGGGATTGACAGGGCAAAGATGCGCCTGTATGATTGTGAACAATCCGCACAGAAAGACATTCTTGACAATGGACAGGATGCGGACTATGATGAACCAGAAAACAAATTCAAAAACAAATTCGCGGAGTTGAAATTCTAATGAGCGTTGATTACGGTAAGTATCAGGACTTTGTAAATGAAGTTACATCAAAACCTAGTAAGAACTATGGCGATTTTGCCGAACGCCTTTCTATCCTTGCGGAACAGGGATTTCACACCGAGCGATTGCTTACTGCATCTGTAGGTATGTGTGCTGAAGCTGGTGAGTTCACTGAGGTTGTCAAGAAGATTGTCTTCCAAGGTAAACCTGTGAACAATGACAACCTGTTCCACCTGAAACGTGAACTGGGTGATATCATGTGGTATGTGATGCAAGCCTGTATGGGTCTTGGTGTGTCACTGGATGAAGTGGTTGAGATGAATGTTGAGAAACTGATGTCGCGTTATCCTGAGGGTGCGTTTGACGTTCACTTCTCTGAAAATCGTAAACAAGGTGATGTGTGATGGCACTGTCCAAATCTGTTGAAGAATCCCTCAAGGAAGCTGAAGGATCTCTGCGTAATGCACTTGCATTTGCTGCACGTCAGGAAGAACCTTACGTTGCAAAACAAATTGCAGAAATGATTATGGGTATAGATCAACTTATTAAGATTGATAAGTTGTTTGATAAAATTGATAATCGTGAACCAGGTAGTCGTGGTTCCTTTGGTAGTTTCTTTGATGATGACGAATGAAAACTGTAACTGTTAATTTGTCCACCTATCAGGCCGCTGTGGTTCGTCAGGTGTTGTTCGAAGCCCAGAAGGGTTATGCATATGGTCCCAGTACACCTGAACGTGTCTTTGAAATTCGTGAGGTTGTCACTGATCTGGATGATGCAATCGAAACTGCACTGCAAGACTGATGCTTAGTCTCTGGATCCACCTGAAGGCCTTCTTTATGGTTGTGGTATTGAACTGTGTTCAACCAGTCAACTGGAAGTATTGTTATCGGGTGGACCAGTGGTTAATTCCAGATCTCATTCATGCATGGGAACTCAAAACTGGTAAGTATATTCCTTATCAAGAAGAGAAGGATTACTTACAAAATAAATAGGAGGGCTAAGACCCTCCTTTTTTCATGGCTAGCCTTTCTGGTAAAACAACTGCAGGTGAACAAAACTGGAAAGTCTATGTTGTTGATCGCGCAGACAGAGCCACAACAGACTACCAGATTGAAGCTGCTGGAATGGTATATTCAAAAACTTCTCCATCCAAGGCGACTGATACACTTGGTACGGTTCAAGTTGGGGATAAAATAAAAATCACCAGTGGAACAATTTACAATGTAACTGTTACTAAAGGGCCACTTGGTAGAACGCGAACAGAACAGTGTGCTCAGATTAGATATAAGGGAAAGACTGGATATTTAAAACTAACATCAATTAGAAAACCAACAAGTGCTGGTGACGCTGCAGAAAAAAGAACACTGACACTGACACAAACTCTATTAGAACAATTAAAAGAAGTTGCTGGTGTGGGTAGGGGAGGTAACTCATCTTTCAATATTACTGTTCCTGGACTTGGACCTATCAATGGTATCAGTGGTATTCGTAAGGTAACCACTAGGCCATTAGGTAGAGAAGCCAAAGCTGACTTTGCACTCACTGATAAAAGAGGAAAAGAAATCCTCTACGTTTCACATAAACAGGGAAAGACTGCATCCGCTTTCCAACAGTATGGTGGTGTGTCTGAGAAGTCTGGAACTCCTGGAAATCCCAAACTGATTATGGATGATCCAGAAGTTCAACAATTCTTTGATGACTTACACTCACTCTATGAAGATGACAATTTAGGATTAAAACAATTTCCAAACAATCCATTTGGTAATGGAAGATTGAATAAGAGATTGTACAGATATCTTGGTGATCCTACATTGATCAGTAGATCTGTATATGGCCCTGATTTTGGTAGACCATTTGGACCAGACAATGTACATCTTCTTGGTCAGGGTGAGTTTATCTTTACACCAATTGTAAGTCGTGATGGAGATATTACCTTTCAGTTAACATTCTCTGGACCAATGGAAATCAATGGTGTTACGACACCATTCACTCAACCCAATAATCCATACAGAGCTATCATTATGGCTAGATACACCAGTGGTAGAAAGGTGGTAAGTAGAAGAGGTGATATTCCTGGTGTTCGTTGTGTTATTGCACCTGCCGCCCTTGCTGGGGCCGGTGTAGATATTGACACACTCCTCTGATCACAGACCCAAAATCCTGGTATTATAAGGACATGGCCAAGAATACACACCTGGAACACCTTGAAGACGACATCCTCAACCAGGGGACAGAAGGTGGTTTCAATGCAATCAACTTCCTTAGGGAACTGGGAGACATGCTCACTCGTCCTCAGTCCAATGTCAAGGTGACGACAAAGTGGGATGGTGCTCCCGCGATCATCTGTGGTAAAGATCCAGTGTCGCAACGTTTCTTTGTTGGAACCAAGTCTGTCTTTGCCAAGACTGCACCCAAAGTCATCTACAGTGAAGCTGATGCTGACGCAATGTATGAAGGTCAGTTGGCTCAAAAACTGAAAGACGCATACAAATATCTCTCACAACTTCCTATTCAGGGAGTTCTTCAGGGTGATCTTTTGTACACCGATGACAAAGATACCCGTCTGGTAAATGGAGAACAGTCAATTGTTTTTCAACCAAACACGATTGTCTATGCAGTTCCAACCAACTCTCAGTTGGGTGCAAGAGTTGCACGTTCTAAGTTGGGTATTGTTTTTCATACCACTTACACTGGTCCTACTCTTGCAGACATGAATGCTCAGTTTGGTGCAAACGTTTCCAAACTTCAGGGTAATCCTGATGTGATGGTATTCAGTTCTGATTTCACCGATGCAACTGGTGCCGCGAAGATGACACAATCTGAGAAACGTCAGTTTGACATGTTAGTTAATCGTGCAGAGGGATCACTCAAACAAGCCAGTGTATTCCTCAATATTCTTGGTTCTTATGGACAGAGTAAGTTCATGATGAATGTGTTGTTCAAACAGTTCTTTAACTCTTATATTCGTCAGGGTAGACCAATTCGTAATGCACAAGACGTTGTTCAAGACTTCAAAGCATACTATGCAGGTCTGTTGAACAAAGAGGTTGCGTCAAAGAAGACGAAATCGGCCCAAGATAAATATTTACAAATGCGAACAGACGGTCTCAAGTTCTTGCAACAGAACGAAAAGTCTGTCTACTTCACAGTCGCCTCATACATGAATTTGATTGAGGCAAAGAACTTTATTATTCGTAGACTTGAGAGGGTTCAAACCCTGGGAACTTTCCTTCGTACTGAGAACGGATACAAAGTCACGGCTCCAGAAGGATTTGTGGCCATCCGTTCGGGTAATGCACTCAAGTTAGTTGATAGACTAGAGTTCTCAAGAGCCAACTTCACCGCTGACAAGAGCTGGGACAAAGCATGAGTTTTTTCAATCGCGTTAAAACGATTCTTGAGGCCGCAACTCAGGCATCTGAGAAGGCCAAACAGATGGGTCTTAAGAGTGATGGTCATGGTGACTACTATGACAAACAGGGTAAGTTGGTTGCAAAGACCGTTGGTGGTAACCTGAAGTTCTTCGGTAATCGTCCTACTGCTGGTCAGCCTATGACTGACACGGCTGCCAGGATGGTTCCAGAACCACAGAAGAAACCAGAACAGAAACCAGAACAAGAGAAGACAAAGAAAACTGGTGAGACCATCACCGTAGGATTTGGTCGTTTCAATCCTCCTACTGTTGGTCACGAAAAACTTCTCAACACAATCAGTCAAACTGCTGGTAAGGGTGGTCAGTATCGTATCTACCCATCCCGTAGTGAAGACCCAAAGAAGAACCCACTCCCTGCTGGTGAGAAGGTTCAGTATATGCGTAAGGCTTTTCCACAACATGCAAATGCGATTGTTGATGATGAGAAGACCAGAAACATTTTTGACGTATTGAAGGCTGCAGATGCAAAAGGATACTCCTCTGTCAATATTGTGGTTGGTTCAGATAGGGTCAAGGAGTTTGAGAACCTTGCGAACAAATACAACGGAAAGTTATACAATTTTGACAAGATTAACATTGTATCAGCCGGCGAAAGAAATGCCGATGCCCAAGGTGTTGAGGGTATGTCTGCCTCTAAACTTAGAAAGGCAGCTATAGATGGAGATTTTGCTGCATTCCGTAGTGGTGTAAGTAAGAACCTGGATGATAAGACAACTAGACAACTCTTTGATACCATTCGCAAGAGAATGAATGTCAAGAGTGAAGGATGGGAAGTTGCACCTAAGTTGTTTCCTCAGTCTCTCCGTGAACACTTCATTACTCAAAAACTTTTTCAAGTTGGTTCTTGGGTGGAGAACATAAACCATGGCTTGATTGGCGAAGTAACCCGTCGTGGTGCCAATCATGTCATCGCAGTTACTAAAGAAGGTATCATGTTCAAGTCCTGGTTGAGGGACCTTATTGAGGTTTATGAGATCGGAACGGACGCATATCGTGACCATGCAGTCTCTATGACACCTGGACAGAAATACCCATTTATAAATAAGATTAGGCAAAACTTGAGAAAATCCAGAAAAAGATGAAAGACTCTAAACAAGTCAGGTCTGAGTATCAATCTTTCGTAGAATCATATTCATCGATCGCGGCTAAAGGGGCTGAAGAAGCCAAGGAAGTCGAGATGAAGAAGAAGTCTTCTAAGAAAGAAAAACAAGAGTGTGAGTGTAATCATGAGATGGTTCTCATGAGAAAGTCTGGTGCTTTCACTGAACTGGCTGAAAGATACCAGATGAGTGTCAAACAGTTTGCCAGATTTGTTGAGAATAATCAGGGTCTGTTTGACATCGAGACCCGTAAGAAAGCTATTCTTGCCAATAAGTTTTCTGGATTTAAAGAGAGTGTAGAATGGGATGAGTTCTTCGGTGATCTGGAACTGAAGGAAGGTCCTGAAGAGTATGCAGGTGGTCAACACCCTAGTAAGCATCCTGACAAGAAAGTAAGAGATAGGTACGAAACCCAAAGAAGAAGAGCGGAAGCTCCTAAAGGTGTAGGAGTTCCTGATAAGTCCGTTGGTTATGGACAACTCAAACAGTCTCATGAACTAGAAGGTGAGGAACTGCAAGAAGTCACCACCAAGGAGACTGCAGCTGGAACCAAGTATAAGGTTCGTGTAAAGGAGAAGGAGAGTGGTTCTTCATACATCCGTTATGCAACCCGTGAAAAGATTGCACAACTCCGTGCTGATCCCAAGATCGCCTCTGTTGAGATGACCGATGAAGGTGAAGCTCCAGAGGATAAGGGTGAAAAGAAAGCCCAAGAGAAGGGTGGTGGTCTTGCTGTCAAGGCGAAGAAGAAGAGAGAGAAGGAAGCTAGAGAAAGAGAAGCTGCTGCAAAACCAGCAAAGAGAAGTGTCACCACTGAGGCTAAAAAACTTGATCCAGTGGGTCAAGAAGATGCAGACATCGATAATGATGGTGATACTGATAAGAGTGGTGAGTATCTCCACAAGAGAAGAAAGGCCATTGGTAAGGCCATGAAGACAAGAAAGGAGAGTTTCTCTAACTGGAGAGAAGATCTCAGAGAAATTACTGACGTTCAAGATGCAAAAAAGATTAAGGGTGGAAAGGTAAACAACAAGGTTGTTATCAATCCACCTATGGGTGAAGATTTCGATCCTCAAAAGGTTGCAGAAGCTCTTGGTGCTGAACTGGTTGATTGTGAAGAACAAGTAAAACCAGAATTCAGAGGCCAATCTGGGTACGATAAGGCTCAGAAACACGTTACTGACTATCTCAAAACCACTCCAG